GGGATAACCTGAACGTATGTTCGATTTTTGTTCGGTTCCCCATCGAACACCTGTACACGAACGCCTGTTCGAGCGAACACTTGTACGGGTGAACGTTTGTTCGGGTACTGGGCAAAATAAAAAGCGGGTCACCCCGCTTAACTTATAACCTGTTCATTATGCTATTTTCTTTTGGAAGCAGCTACCCAAAAACATGAACCGCTTGTCTCCCAGGCGCTTTATAAAGATGTCTCTGATTTCGCTAGTGACCGGCTTCGCGATCAAGCTAGCTACTGTTCTATACTTACCGCGCCATTCGTATATGTGAATCGTCCATATTTCGTCATCATGCTTTAGTGTGTAAAGAGCCGCTTTATAAGCGTTCTTGAAATTCTCATCCTCGAAATACACTGACTCGCCGCCGTCCCTCAGATAGGTCACCGCTCTAAACATTTTGAATCTCCTTTCAATTGAAAAAGTGGTATCAGTTCCTCTAAGGATATGATACCACTTTGTACACCATATTGCAAGAAAATATTTACATCAACACGCCCTCTTCCAACGCCCTCACGATCTCTTCGATCTCCGTGTCTGTGGCTCCCTTGATGTTCACATTTCTAATATCTTCCAGCTTGAAATATCCGTCCATCTGGAATACTGTCACTCTTTGATTTGCACCAACACCGCTGTAGTGTTCAAAGTTATTCGCCATCGCCGTCTGCGGTCGTCTGATGATAAGGTATGGTTTCTTACCTCCCATCGCTCCCGCGTTGCCGCTTATGCTTCCGCTATGCTGCACGCTTGTGTGAGCGTTTCCAATACCCGCAGCACCTCCTAGCAGCGCCGGCGCAAGGCTTCCACCACTGGCAATGGTGCCGGCTATACCGCCAACAACTGACAACACGCCGCTCACCATGCCCATATAAGACCCGCTCGATAACGGGTATCTGACAGCCGCGTCGCCGCTGTACGTGTACAGCACACCCCCGGCAGCGCCGTCACGCGTCACATTGACTTCGGCGAGACATGCCCCGGAAAACACGTCAACGTGATATATGACACTAATGTTGGCGCGCATCACTTCGCCTACGTCCAAATCTACAACGCCTATGAACGGCAAGAACAGCGATACTTTTGTGTGTGGGCTGTAGTCAAAAACGTTCCCAAAATATTCACTAAGTTTTACCGTCCCGCAGTTAATAGTAGTATACTGGCTTCCGACCACGTTAGCAGCTACACCGCTATCGAGATACCCTACCACTATATTAGAACGCCCACTGACAGATGGTGACGCGAAAACCTTATGCACGCCGATAATCGCTTGCATCGGGTCAGAAAACATCTTTAACAACTGGTCAATAAAGTTGCTGCTCCAAAGCCAAGCGCCGAGTGCGTTTATTTCAGACATGGTAGGATTATACACCGTCCATAGCGCGGAAGCGCTTCCGACCGGCACCACAAGCGGTGGTGTTGTACCCGTTCCAACGTCTGACGGGTTTGTATTCACCGGCTCTTCCGGCACCCCGTTCGGGTACTGTTCCGGGTCTGTTGCCGGGTCTGGCATATTAACCGCTTGTTGCGCTGTCAATATTTTGAGTACTAGCGCTGCCAACGGGTCTGTGGCTGTCTGCGGATTAATACCCGGATTTGCCTGTGGCGTTTCTGTAGGTTTTACGATCGGCTCCGTCCCTTGACTTGTGCTTGTAACTGACGCGGGAAGCGGAACTTGTACATAGGTCACAGGTTTTGGTATAGTCCCCGGCACGGCTACGGGCATTTCTACGCGGTTACCTTCCAGTTCTGGAAATGCTGAGTTAAGTGCGTCCGCTACTTGTTGCGGTGTGCTACTACTGTTAATATTAGGAACTGTGGCGCCTGGCTGATCTCCAACACCCTCAATCGGCGTTTCACTGTGTTTTATTCCAAAAACTACGCTATTAGAACTAGCCGCTACATAACCATTTAACCAAGTTCCGCTTGAATATGCTACTGGAATAATAGTGGTCGGTGGGTAAACGGTTCCATAACTCGCAATATTATTCCCGCGTATTTGCTGTTTTGCCGCGGTATATCCCTGTGAAAGCGTTGGGTTAATAGTTGCCCCGCTTCCAGACGGCGGATTAGGATTTACACCCGGTGCTGTACTTGTGGAAAAATAGGTAAACGCGCTTTGAGAACAAATAGACCATCCATAGTGAGCCGCGTCGTTTGAAAGAACTATAAACTCATATACAGGACTTGCCGCGTTTGATACATATATCCAGTTTGTATACCCGTTCGCGTCTGTATTTTCCGCTATCCACTGACCGGTCGGCAATGTTCTAAATGCTATATTAGGCAATGAACTATAATAAGGGTCTTGTGGACTCACCGGCTCCGCATACTGTCCGCCTTGATCGAAATATCCCGCTTGCGCTAGTACATATGCCATATAGTTGAAAGCGTCTTGTGGCATGTATGCTTCCAGTTCTCCGCTAGTCTGGTTGAGACCGAGCAGCATTTGCAATCCACGCTTAAACACGCCCTCCTTGCCCGTGTCTGCCATGTCATATGTGATGCTGTCCCAAGTTGACGGGTCAAGTGTTTCTGCCATATCTAAACCGAAAAATTCACCGGTCTTATATATTAAGCTGTCAAAAAATTTCCCCGCTTTAGCGCCGACCGCAACGGCAGCTATCGGTGCGGCTACTGTGCCAATACCGAAATGCTCTGTTCCAACTAGCGTCTGGTTAAGAAACTTTTTAGCACCTCCAAAGAAACTTGACAGACCGGCTGTCTGTCCCGCGGCGGCGCTCGCTCCTTGACTACTTGTAAAAGTACCGGCAGCACCCGCTATATTAGAATTGCCGGCTTGTGCTGCTTCACTCGCGGCTTGCTGTGCAATATTAATAACATTTGCAAGCGGGGTGCCATTCGCACTTTCAAGTGTGTACAGCGTGTTAACTGGTGTTGTGAATCCGCCAGCGGGTACACTTGACAACTCGCCGACCGCTGTTAATAGGGTGTCTGTTTCTACACCGCTAGCGGCTAGCGCATCGAGTACCTGTTGTAAATTTACTACTTCAGCCATTGTGTCAACCTCCCGCGGTTATCAGAATGAACTCACCGTTTTCAAGCAGCCCGTTTGAAAAGTTAATAATATCGGTTTTCTCTTTCACCCGCGCCACATATGAACGCGAGTTTATATAGTTGTCAGCACAGGCGACTTCGGTCTCTTTTACAATTCCTTTAATATTCCGTATGTCCTGTTTGAAACTCATCAGCGGGTCACTTTTTAACCGCAGTTCAATCATTTCATTTCTTACTATTTGGTATCCTCGAAGATAGTAGTATCTCCCGGTTTCCTCGATACGGGCGTAGTTACAAGTGCCGCTTATAATGCTATCAGCCCACGGCATAAGAATCACCGGGCTTGTAACTTCCATTTCATTTCTCATTGTGCCGGTCACGATCTCGAGTAAAGTTAATGTCTTATTAATTTTATTCGGGATACTCCCGTTTCTGTATAGCTTAATTTCCAAAGTCCCAACCTCCGTATATACATATAAACATATCATGCTCGAATTGTGACGCGATAAATGTATAAGGTCTGAACGTGGACAACATAGCGATTTCCGCTTCGATCATCTGCTGGTTAGTAGTGACTCCGATATTACCGTGGATATGATTTTCTTCTGTTATGGTTCCCGCGTCTGTTCCTTCTGACTCGCTCGAAATAATGTGACCGTGCGCAGTTGTCACGCTGCCTGTAATATTACGCGAGTCTGTCCGATCGAGTTCCCGTGTATCTGTGTTTGTTTCTTCAGTGGTTTCTGTGCTGCTCGCTTCTGTTTTGTTAGCGGTTGAATAATCAATCGAGTCAAAACCGGCTATGCTGTTTTCCGTGGTGCTGCTGCCGGTCTTGCTTGTATCGCCCGTGCTTTCCGTGATGTCGCTGCCCGTCATTTTTAAAACATCTTCACGCGTTTCCGACACAACATCGCTGCCGCTGTTTGTGTCTGTCCTCGCGTCTGTCTGGCTGCGTTCTTCCGTTCTGCTCTTTTCTTCGTACCTGTCAGTGTTTTCTATAGGTGAATAATTAGCCGCCACAACTTTAGCCGCGTGGTCAAAAAGAAAACTATTCGTGTTGAACCACAATTCACCCCGCGCCGCGAAAACATCCGCGCTTTGATATAGCGGAACAAGCTGCCCGCACTGGTCGATTATTGTTTTCTTCAGATACTCAGTATTGAAAGGCTCACTTGCTGTCACAAAAGATAATAGTGTGGGCGTTTCTTCCAGCATTTCATTCAACGTTTTCAAGTTCTGCATTTTTAACGCCCTCCCTTTCATCGAAATTTCGCAGCTTGCATGACATCTCAATCCCATACAATTTGTATAAACGATCAAACGAGTCTTTGAGATTCACGAGCCAGTGTTCCACACTAGCTTTTATCTCTTCGTTGTTGGCGTTCACCTCGTCAGTGATAAGACGCTCCCGCTTGTCAGTGTTCGCGTTGTTAAGCCCGATCTCCGTTAGGAACTCGTCTTTGATTCGCTCTTTCAATTGCTGGATGTCATTAGCTACGAAGTTTTCCTTGACGTGGTTGAAGAAAATATTATCCTCTGAAATAGTCCCGGTTTTAGCGAACACAGCCGGTTTTCCGTTATCAATGAGTTCATAAAGCGTCTGCATTGTGGCTGCTGTCTTTTTATCGGAACACAAGCCGATCATCGCTACCTTGCTGTTTCGCAGATTTGTTTTTATTGATATGGTACACTCCGCAAGCAACGTCGAATAATCGTCAATAATGTCTCGCACGCCCCTGTAGTCAAATTGTAATTTGATTAACGCGCAAGACGTTTTAGGGTTCGTGCCGTATATATCACGCTCGAAACTTCCCAGTATAGGATTTCCGAACACAGCTTTATTCGGTCGATTATACACATTGATACCGGCTACGCCGCATTCTAACGGTATCACGCCGAGTTCCGTGTCTGTCACCGCAACACGCCCATCAATAAACAGGTGCAGCAAAAAATAGTCCCTGTCCCATTCTGCCGGCATCCCGGTAAATTCAAACGCTCCGAAGATACGCCGCAAGCACCACATTGTGTAATGCTCTTTCAATACTGCCTTTTCGTCACCGGCAGCTGCGCCGATACTGAAAAGTTTTTTAAATTCTTCTATTCTTTCTTCATGCGTCATTATTACACCTCTATAAAATGTGTGCCTATAGCGGTTAAACTATAGGCACTTGATGAAAGGAGATTGAATGAATAAATATGGCAAAAAGTTTTAGCGCTTAATTAAGGGTGAAGTAAACGAAGTTCTCGCTTGTGTCGTTAAACCAAAGTTCCATCTGGTGATAGTATGTGTTGTAGTATAGGCCGCGTGCATTAACAGGCGTTGTCAGCACGTCCTCATCGCGCTTGTAAATTCCGAGCGCGTCCCGGTCATAAAGAACCGCGATAACGTTCTCCGCTTCGATCTCAGCGCCATCACTGGCGCGTGCGATATTCACCGTTCCCGGTGTCTGCGCGGACTGCCAGAAATTGACAACGCTGTACGCGCCGAGTTTTACCATTTCCTCATTAAACGCGCTATACTGCACAACCGTCTCAAGCACCCTCTGGAAACTCGTCAGCACCTTGAGCCGCTGATCTTCACGCGGCGTGAAAGACTCGATCGAGCCGTCATTGTACAGCGTTGACATGTCTGTCAAGTTGTCCGAATAGGACTTGATAACCGAGACGGCATAACGCAGAAAAGCATCATCAAAGAGCGCAGTGTCCGCGTCCACATAACCAGCATCACCCGATTCGAAACTGCGCGCCGTGTTATACAGCGTGACAAGTTTCACTTCGTGGTTAAGCGTTGTCGCCGCAGCGCCTTCACCAGACGGTGTTCCGGGCGTGAACTCCGCGATCATGTTGTTGATGCACGCGCGCCCGAGATTCTCAAGCGAAACCTCGATGCTGTTCCGCACCTGTCCGAACACCGCGCCGATAAACGCGCCCATAGCAGCTTCATTGATAAATGCTTCTTTAAGCTGCTTACGCGCGATCGTAACGTGGAACAGGTAAGGCGTTCTCGTCACGAAAAGTTTCTGTTCAACATCGGGCTTGTTAATCACCCACGGGTCAACACTTTCACCGTCTGCCAGCGCATATGCCGGGTCTGTTTCCGCGTCTGTCAGATGTACCCGGATTTTCTGAAGAATAGCGCCATACTCAAAATCATTCAGTACCATATCGCCGAGCTTGTTGCGATACTGTCTGAATGAAATAATAGTGCGCCCGATGCGCTGCACAAGTGTGTTCAGAAACGATTCTGTGTTGACAGTGCTTGATAGCACAACGTTTCCGAGCGAGATAAGCCCCTCAGTGTTAACCACTGACAGCGCGTTTTCTCCGAACGCTTCCGCGTTTACTTCATTAACGATTGTGTAAATCTGTTTTGTATCCATTACCTCTTAACACCTCCATATAATGAAACTAAAGTTTCATCAAAACTATCCTTTTTTCTTGTGTCCATCTGCCGAGCAAGCGTGTAATTCAGCTTTTTAATTTCTTTCATTTCCTCGCTTGTCTCTTCACATCTTGCGCGCAGCGTTTCCAGTTCTTCTCTTAAGCTGTCACGCTCCGCGGTCAAATCGTCTACCTGTGCCGTCAGATGTTCGGCGCTCGCCTGTAGTGCCGCGATTTCTTCATCTGTCATACTTCACCTCCCGATAGATATTTTGCTATAGTTAATATTTCCCCGTTTCTGTATCCCAGTTTTTTCAAATCGGCTTTTGCTTTCGCCGCTGTCGCTTCCACGCCTTCCACATACTGTGTATATAAATATCCCTGTGTACCGTTATACACAATTCTTTTCCACTCGTCCACTCTTTCATAAGCTGTGAAAACTTCGCCGGCGTTTAGCTGCTTTATAACTTCCCCTTTAGGTGACTTTCTGAAATTTACACTGTCACCGGCACACATCGCCTTGAACGGCTCACCGCTTTTGGGGACGCGTTTATTGTTTGTATAACCGAACGGGTCTGATGATGTAGTGGGAAACGAATAAAAAGTATATGTGCTTCCCATCTTATTTTTAATGACGGTCACGTTGCTTATGTAAGCGCTCCTGTCCGTCTTATTTATCGCCTTACCGTTATTCGTTGCACTTGATATATCTGAAAACTGATCGTGCTCGTCTATGTAAAGTGGCAGCACCCGCGCACCTTCCCGGATAACTTTAGACACGGCATTGACAACACTTTCACGCGCGCTTCCGTTATCCATATAGTACGCGGCTTTATAAAACCAACCGCCGTTTCTTACATAGTCATATAAAGTCTTGTACTTCGTCTTGTTTGCGTGCAACTCGTATAAATTGCACATAAGACTAGCTTCAAAGGGCGCGCCGGCGCTCCCCTGTTCCTGTGTACATAGTCTCGCTATTTTTAAAATCTGCGAGTCGGTAAGATTATAAATAGTGCCTTTATATGTCATTACCGGCGCGCTCCTTTTCCTTTATAAGCGTTGACAATTCTGTCAGCGCTACGGTGTTATTATTTAAAGCAGTTGTTACGCGATCCATTTCGTCCTTGTGCCGCTCGTCCTGTTTCCAGTTCTGGTAGAATAACGCACAGCACGCCACAATAGGAAAGCCAAGGGTTCCGATAGCTTGAATAATAGCCTGTATGTCCATAATAGCACCTCTTTTCTTTTAGCCGGGGTGTAGTGCCTTGTGCGCTGACGGGCGCGTGCCACACCTTCCGGGTGTTGTCTCTGGCAGCATTACACCCCTCTTTATCATAGCACATTTATCATGGACAAGAAAGTCTCTTTCACTTCATAATTTTGGTATCTGATGTTTGCACTTAACACCAGTTCCTTTATAAACGGGTATCGGCTCAAAAGCTGCTTTGAACTTGACAGCATTTCACACCCTCCATTTTTAAAATCTGCCACATAATAAATCGCGTTAGATTTGTGTCGGTAAAACGTCAAATTGTTAATTGTGCAGATCGGTATAAATTCCTTGATAGGTAACGCGCCGCAACCCTCCCGATCGAGTCTAAAGTCATTGTCAATACTCATCCTGTAAAACTCGCTGCCGGCTGTCAATTTATAAATAGCCGTCTCGCTTTTTGCTTGTGATATAGGCGACTCAGTGAGAACGAAAAGCGCTATACCACGTTTCGGAAGAATCGAAAATTCCTGTTTGTCGCGCTCCATCTTTTCCGCTTTACTAACGAGTCCTAATTCTATAAAAACGGGGTTTGATAAATTATTTGCATTTGCAAGACATATCACAGTTAACGGCTTACGCCCTTGTAATTCGCGGTTTCTGTTTATAGTTTCGTAGCAGTTTAAAAAAGCTGTCCCTTCTTGTTTAATTGGTCTTTCGTGACGTTCCGCTATAAACTCGTCATAAATAAGCGTGTCCACATCTGACATATCGAAACCGCGCAAGTTTGAAATAGTGGACAGTGCTACGATATAACCAAGCGGCTCCCCGGATTCACCTTTATAAATACCGGCGTTGTACTTTGTGACCGGCTTCACCGTTATTTCATCGTCAATGGAACGGAACGGGCTAAACTCTGGTTTACTGATTATATCAGCTTGTGCTTGTGTTCTTCTCATATAAACGATTTTTCCTAGTTCACCGGCTGCGGCTTTACTCAGCACACCATATGTTTTGCCGGTACCACGTCCACCAACTATAAAATTAAACGGCTGCTTTTGAGCCAGTATAAAATCGAAATTTAAATATCCGCTATTTAGATATAACATACCCCACCTATTATAAAAGCGGGGGACTAGCCCCCGCGCGATCAATCATATCATAATTACGATACGTACACACAAGTGATAAACTCGCGCCCACTTTTTGAAGTTGCTGCATGTACCTTGACTTCGTGTACTGATTCTCCGACTTCCTCGCACATATCGAGAATGGAAATAAATTCACGTGTGAACGTTCTGCTGTTCGTTGCGAACGTTTCACCCTCTTTTGTTTTGATGCTGGCGATCGTCTGCACTTCGCCGGTGTTTGTCACATCTTCATAAACCGCATATGAGTCAATATCAAGTGTTTCACCCTTAATGCTGGTCATTTTCTGAATCTCCGGGCTTTTCGTCAAATCATAAATATCCTTCATTGTCAGATCGTTACTTTTCTTAATGATGTTCATATTTCGTCCTCCAATTCTACAGATAATTCAATAAAAGTTTCTAAATCGAGTGCAAGTAATTTTGTTTCTGTTTTTGTTTCCGTGAATCCGAGTACAGTTGCCTCGTCTGGCAGATGAAGTTTTTTCTTCAAACCGAGTTTCGTTAAGCGCCTGGACTCCTCTGTGCTTAAAATGACTTCTGTTGTTTGTGTGTCTCCCTTCAAGTGGTAAGTTGCTGTAAGGTAGTGAAAAGTGACTTTTCTTGTTACCATGTTTCGCGCTTGTGACTTCCTCAAAATCACACCCCCTTCCCGTCAATTATAACGCCGATTTTATTATACACGGTTTCGTCATATTCTTCAATAAGCATTTGCTTTACATCCCGTATAAGTTCTCTATATTCTTCTGTCTGTCCGATGATATGATGCGATTGTTTAATGACTATGTTACTTGTAAGTAACACTTTATTCCCTTCAAGTTCTATTTCTTTCGGTCTTTCGAGATCGTTATAAACTGTTTCCTGTACACCGTCTGTAAAACAAAAACCATCCTTGTAAGCGTCAAAACCGCCAGCTTTTTTCAGTTCTACGGCTCCCTTCTTTTTAGGCACACCAGCAATAGTTATATGCAATTCGCCGTCATTATCTTCATAGACATATGACTTCGCGCCCATCGTTTCAAAATACTTATATGTCCCCTCGCTTTCATACACGCCCATATAGTGACGCTCCCCGCGCGCGTCATCTGCCCACGCTCCGTTCTCTTCAGATCTTGTCCGCAAGTCGTTATTAAGCTGCGTGAAATCCACATCACCGTAAAATTTTAAACTATCTGTATCGGCGTAGACGAAACAAGCGCCTTGCTTTTGTATCTCCATTAAACCGCGTTCTAATTCATAACGCGCCCAAGCAGTTACCCACACACCCCATTGATAAGGCATAACGGGCTTACTTTCTGCAAGTATCTTTCTTTTCCTTATTCTTTCATCAGTTTCAAAATCTTCAATCTCAAAAAGCCCGTCAATTTTAGGATTATACAGTATGCGCTCTTTCGCCGGGTCTTGAGCGCTCATACCATATACCGAGTTAAGTTTATTCTTCTCTTTTGTATAATAAACCTCTTGTCCGGGCTGCCCCTTCAATATAGTCTTTTTTCTATAGTAATTTATAGTGACTTCCCGCAGCGATTCTGGCAACTGCCCATATCTTGAAAACTGCGCGTTTATAACCTCTGCTTTTGAAAACGTGTATTCACCTTCTATAATTTTTAAGTCTACATCCGTGACAGTTATTTCTATATGGTTCGCTTCCAATATTCTCCCGTTATCAAACAATCCGTTTTTAATATGCCGGCATTTATCGCGCGGTATATACGGGCAAGGAAAGAATTTATCTTTTAAATAAATATTATCAAATGACACCCGGGCTATTATCGCAAAACCTTTTTTCTTGATATATGTGTTCATCAATTCTTTGTAACTGACCGTCTTTAAATTTCTAAACGGTGTCATAGGATATAACCTGTTAATCTGCACATCCGGGTATGATGAAGAACGGTCATAACTCTTAACGTCTGGTATCTTTACGCCTACTACGCAGCGATTTGCGTGAGTATTGCCGCCCCGGAACGCTTCCCGCAGCATTTCATATGTCGTGAAAGACGGAAAAAGCTGTATAAACTGATTGTGCGGAAATTCCCGCAGCGCTCTTTTTGCGTCCCGTCTGACATACCCAGTAGACGTTAACGGCACCGTATAAAGTGTGTCCCCGTCTATCTCCATTTCTATTTCCAGCGCTTCCACCAGACCACGAACATCATTGACACAGTATTCTATTTCTCGTTCCGTTAGCGGTGTCCACGGGTATCTGGTGACATTATAATTGAACTCGTCGCCGCTTAATTTCTGATGCTCCGCACCCATCTTTGAAAGATACTCTTTTAGCGACATGTTACTATGAAGATAGCTACACCTAAATTCTATACATCCGAGCACATCCATTTTCAAAACTCGCCGCGACTTGATAACGAAAACATCTTCGGGGGCTAAATTATAAAGCCCCCGCAAAAATTGAAACTCATATGATAAGTTGTGTACCCAAACCACAATCCAAGTATCATTGAGAGCATCCGCTATTGATTGCATTACATTCATGTATTCATACCACGTTCTTCCAATTACGGTTACTTCATTAAGTTGTAACTGCCAGATGTACATAATGTTTTGCTCAATTGCCGGCACATAGGATGTTTCTATATCAAAAGCTGCGAGTATGTTTTTATAAGTTCTTCTGCGTCTTGTTCGCGGGTTTCCTCTATGGCAAGGTGACAAGCCGGCTTCTTTTATAATGTCTGGATTAAATTCTGACGCGTTGATTATTACGCTTTCTTTTCCTCCAACCATTTGTTAAACTCCCGTCTCAGCACTTCAGTTTGTAAAATCTTTTCATCGCCGAACTTCTGACCGTCCGGTGCGCTAGCTTCTTTATAGAACGCGTTCGAGATTTTAGCGGCTCGCGCTGACTCCATGAACTCCGCGTAGTCCCGAAAATTTTTGACGTTAACAAACGTCAGACCCTCGGCTTGTAGCGTTTCAACTGCTTTTCGTTCTGCTTTGCGGAAACCGCCCACGGTGCCGCGTTCCGCAGTTAGAAACCGCGCTAAATCTCCCATGCGTTCCGCTATCTGCGCATCAGTTAATGAGCGCGCGGTGTCAAATCTGCCCTTGTTGTATTTATAGACTTCCGTATCCGCGAGTCCCGCTTTCTTGAATTTTCTTAACCGATCTTCTGCCATTTCACGCAGCCGCCTGTATTCCTCCCGGATACCCGGTATATCTTTCGCAAGCCCTGGTACCGTGTACAACTCCCGGGAATATTTAAGCGGGTTTCTATTTCGTTTGAATAACGCCACGCCTGTTCACCTCCTTCAAAGCACGCGCAAGAATAGCGTTTACAATAGTTGACTTGCTGATGCGGTCACGCTTTGAAACCTTTTCCAGTAAATCCAAAACATCTTCGTCCAGTGCTACTGTTGTGATCTTCTTCATGCTCATATACCCCCGTTCCCAGCTTTATAGATTTTAGGTTCTTCTCCTTGATAAGTGTTGTAGCGTTGCGATGATATAAGACTATGCAAGATACCTCACTATCTACTCGCCACACACCGTTGAAAATTCTTCTGCTCCCGCTCTTGTATTCCACTATCGCGTGCATCATAATCACCTCCCTCCTATTAAAAGTTAATAAGATTATAACACACCCGGTCACAGAATACGATACAGAACAGTTGTTCTCCGAACAAACGTTCACCCGTACAAGTGTTCGCTCGAACAGGCGTTCGTGTACAGGTGTTCGATGGGGAACCGAACAAAAATCGAACATACGTTCAGGTTATCCC